CATCTGAAAATACTTTGTCGTATCTTTCGTAACTTAATAATAATTTGTCTATTTCTGCTAGTTCATTTTCTAAACTTTTAACGTTAAAGTGCCTATTGTAACTAATGGCGAACTCTTCTGGCATTGGATGTCCTTCCCAATCAAACCACATTCTCCATAATTGATACTCTGCGTTCTCTAAACTTGTTGCTTTCTTTCTTATAAGTGCTTCTAGTTTACTGTCGTACTGTTCTATTTGTACACCGCTTCTAGATGCTTTAATTAGATCTTCTGAACGTATCATAGCAACTTGGTTCATCTTATCTATCTTTTGGTCTATAAGTTGTCTTAGTTCCGATATACTATCTAACGGAGGTGCAACAAACTCATACACATAGTTAGGTTGCCCATTCAGTGAATTCGCTACGCGAACTACTGAGCCAGGTTCAGCACCAATAGAGTCTCCATTGGCTTGTAGTGTTTCCTCGTCAACAATATTGACCGGATGGCTTCCATAGGATACTGCAGAGTATATCTCTCCCATGTCAGCATAAACACTTCTCTGTATCGAGGCAATATCAAATATAGGCGTGTGTCCTACACCATTTTGTATCTTGGTACTTTGATATATGGGTCTTACAGGAATGTATCCAAGTTCATTAACTTGAATGTGTCTGTAAAATCCTTTGTCGTCATCGTCATCATCTTCTGTAATAAATTCTGTTCCTTCTGGAAAATCCATCATATCAAGTGCATTATCACTTAATTCATAAGGAACATATAGAGTTTCAATTGTTTCTCTTGTAATGTGCTGGAACACTTGGAAGTTATCTTCTTGTGCAACACGAATAAGTATATTTTCTAGTTCTAAGTTGTTACTTGCATTCCAACGATACTTCCAGTTAGTTACATCTAATGGAGAATGCATTCTCCATCTAGGATAATCAGCATCACTGCCCTTTAAACAACTAACCCATACAATGCCGTAAACAGTACTAAACGTGTCTACTTGGCTCATGAATTCATTTACTGAATTACCTTCTCCATCTACATCTCTGATAAAGTCGTTTATTTTCTCATCACGTATATGCATGTGAGTGTCATCAACTAACTGTCTTGATGGAGGATTTCTGAATAATATTGCATTATATTCACTAGCAACAAGTCTTACCCATGGATAAACGGGCACATTGTCCAGTTTTTCACCATAAAAATTATTATTGTACTGTGTTCCACCGTTATTATTCTGTTGTGGTGTCTGTGCCTGTGCTAGAGGAGTTCTATATACTGCTGTTTGGTTACCGTTTTCATCTACACCGTATGTAGATATAACTTCACTAGGAGTTGAATAATCAATATCATACGCCTTTAAATATTCACCTTGCTTATAGTCTTCTCCACCATAGAAACTGTTTACATTAAGTCTCCATGCGTCGTAGTATTTGTTGTAAACTGAGTGTGAATTGTAAAAGAAGTCGTATATATTTACAGGATTAGCCAATTGTTTCTCCTAAGTGGTATTACTCGTTGGTAATACTATTTATCTAAATGATAAAAAAGATATCAAAAAAATACCTCATGCAATGATAGTTAAACACAAGGTATCTTAATATAAAAAACACTAGTTATGTAAGCAACGTATATACACGGTGTTGCGTTACAGTAAGATTACACCATGTAATCTTTTAGTAATAATATTTATATCTTAGAAAAGAAAAGCCCACATAATGTGAGCCTTTCAACCTTTGTATTATTTTACATCGGTGTAGCAAGTTAGGACAAGCATAATATAGTTATATGTCACAGAAAGAAACGACCTAATATATAGGCCGTATCTAAGAAAAAGAATATAATTTATTATTATTGCGGATTAGTTGGACACTTATACCGCGATTAATTATATTGTACTTCTATTTATAATAAGTGCCTAGTGAGTGACCTGGAATAAGGAAATGGCTGTATCCTGTTGAAAGTACCCACTAGGGCTTTTTTAGTAACTACTGGCTAGAGTGTTACTTTGTCTGTGTCAGCAAATAGAGACGTAACAGGTTCATATACAATTTCTGTACTAATGCCTGCACGTTCTAATAACGCCTGCATTAATGGTGCATCTTGTATACTATACTTGTACCCAAAACTTTGTGCAATCCTTCTCTGGGCTTCTTTGTTGCCCATACGGGCGGCTGTTTTATATTTGTGTTGTGCTTTCATAATATTTTTTATATTTTATATCCTGTTTGTAAAGTTCATATCTGTTATGACCTTGTAGTTTATGCATTGCTATTGTGCAAGGGTCCATATGTTCAAAGCATACGATACGTTCTATTACCTTTGCATATATGTCTGCACTTTCGTCCCATGGGTCTTTATTTTTCATGTAGTTGTTTGTTTGCAAGATTAACCCATTTTAATCCATTTTCATACTCTTTAGGTGTAATTGTTTTAATATTATACCAACCATAGTTTGATGCTTTATTTAAAATAGCCAAATGCATTTTTTCTTCTACTTCCGGACCTTCTCCAGGTATTTCGATTTTACTAAAACCTTCTACCATATGCGGTTTTGTTGTTGGTAAATTATCCTTTTTAGTATTGTAGTTATAGGTTAGATGTGCTACTGTAATTTTCTGTTTTTCTTGTTCAGCCATTATAATTTTCCATTAATAAGTTCTTGATTGTATATGTGATGTCCATAAGTCATAGCATTTATATAATCCATGTACACAGGTGCTTGACTTAGTTTAGCGATTGCTTGATCTGTTTCACTTAAACTTTTATATTTTTCTGTATATTCCCTAAACTTCTTTACGCCTGGGTGTTCTTCATTGTATACGTTATGGTTATTTCTCATCTTTCTTATCATTGCCTTTGCGTTTGTGATTTAATTCACTAAACAATTCTTTTTCTTTCTTAAATATCTTGTCCCAGTTGTCAGCATATTTTTGTTGATCAGTGCCTCTAGGCGTACTACCTTTACCACCATGCCAATTACTCTTCTTCATCAGGACTCTCTACTAACTTACCATTAACACGAACTTTGAACGACTTTTTCTCGTTGCTTTTAGTCCATTTAATTTTATCATAGTTCTCTTTGTACTGTGGATCATTTACTCCGCTGTTGATCTCACTATACTTCTCACCATCTTTAATACTGCGAATTGCTTTGAACTCAGGGTTTTTATCTATAATCTTTTCTGCTTGTTTGATTACACTCTTATCAAAACCCTGTAAACTTTTCTTAGTAAACTCATCCATTGTTTCTTTTACGGACTTCGCTACCATATCCTGCTAATATAGTTAGTACTGCAAGTGTTAACCACCATGGTGACACTAAGTCTAACATAACACCCCATACTAAACTTATGCCTAGTAAACTCATAGTGTTCATACTGCTAGTAATATGAGTGCTTTCTTTGTTTAAATATTCTGGTAATTTCATTATATCTCCTTTTTTATTCTTGTGTTTAAGTACAAATACTTTGTTCCTTCCGGACAACTCCATAAATGTTCCTGTGCTTTTTGTTTAGCACGATCTAACGTTGATGCACTAAACTTTTCTATTACTTCTTCTTCTGGTTTAATTACTTTAATTATATATTCTATCATTATAATGTCCTATGTAAAGGGCCTCTACTACGTTTGATATCATGTTTAACTGGATATAAATTATTTACACAATAACCTATTGCGTCCATCATATGATCTAGTCCTGAGTTCTTATCTGGCTGTCTTGTACCTTCTTTATATACTTGTTTACGAAAGCCATTAATTACTTTAACACACTTTGGGTCTATTGTCAACCTAGTGTTATCTTCTTTTAGACAACTATTAACTGCACCTATACGGTCTTTTACACTAGGGTTTATGCTACCCACATGTAACTTAAATCCTGAGTTTTTCAGTATTAAGTGATCAGTAACACCTCCGGCACTTGTTCTGCGTTGTGCCCCACTGGCATCAGGGTACACATTATACTTGTGACCAGGAAAACGTTCTTGTATCTCCTTAACCATTTCTCTTGTATCGGTACCGAATATCTCTACTTCATCTATTATGTGTAAACCTAAGCCGTGTATTATACCTATTGTGGCGGCGCCGGGATCAACGTTAAAATCCATTCCTATATGTAAAGGCATGTTTTGTTTTATTTCATGTGGCCACGTTGCAATATTGTGTTCACCAAATGCATAGTATATAACACCACTGTAGGATACGAACTGAGCCAAATACTCTTGTTCAAATGTCCTCTTATCCATATCTTGTTGTGCGGCTTCTATCTCTTCTGCTGTAACGTTACCACCTTCTGCTGTTGTGAACTGCCAACTGTTCCAATCTGCTTGACTCTTTGCATTATTATATAGATCAAAGAACCAGTTACGCCCTTTGGGGGAGCCTATGATAAGTGCTGACCCTTGCCTATCTGATAATGTAGGTCTTATTACTGCTTGCCAGGCTTCTTCTGCGATATCCGCCGCTTCATCTATAACACAAAAGTCTACACCAATACCACGTATGTTGTCATATTGGTCTGCACTTCTAAGCATAATCACACTACCATTAATTAAAGTAGCAGTTAACTCTGATTCGTTTACTCTCTTTAACCAATTGC